TTTCGACTTTAGTAACGGATATATGTTCCGAGTTAACGATAATACAAATAAATTAAAATTGGTTATTAGGTCTTCTGCAACAGGTAGTGTACAAGAAAAAATAATTGAATCTGATGAATTCAACGGCGACCCTGTCGACGGTACAGGTTTATCGCAAATGAATTTAAGGATTCAAGATGATAATATCTATTGGATTGATGTCCAATGGTTAGGTGCAGGCCGAGTTCGGTTTGGTACATATCACCGCGGACAACGTATCGTAATACACGAGTATTATCATGAAGGTACGGATAATTTCGGTAAACCTACATCTCAAACCGGTTCATTGCCTATTTGTTTTGCAATGAAAAATACTGGTAATAATTTAAATGATGCTAAAATATTTGCTTGGTGTGCAACTGTGCAAACAGAGCATGAGATTGATCTTAATACTATCGGAAGTAATAGACTAGAAACTATTACTAAAACATTTGATCCGACATCGTTAGAGAATGGTCAGGATTACGAACTTATTGGTGTATTAAGTCCAGTCAAAACTTTAGAGGCGGGTTCCGGCGGTAACATTAATAGAACATTGTATATGCCTAACTACATGGAAGTTATGGCGTATCATCAAGACGGCTCAGAAGCACTAGTAGAGTTTGAAGTTTATTTAGATCCTGTATTAGGGGGTGGTGACGCATCATATTCAATCAACAGCGATGAGTTTGTGGTAAATCCTGGTTCCACTCCTTGGATGGTACCAGTAAGTCAATTACCTAATAACGCCGTAGAAGTGTATAAGCCAAATAATTATGTTCTTGCAGATCGCCCAAAGTTTTGGGGTGGTGGCGCTCATATGTTATCAACGTATGTACGTAGTAAAGGGTTTGTTGATGTAAACCAAACATTCAATAATTTCCAAGATGGTGCATTTAAAAACTATTCAGAGAATGGTAGCACTGAAGATCACGGAGTATTTTCTTGGACAACCGGAACAACTACCTCGTATAGTATGCCAGCTGTGTTGCGGCACAGAGAAGGGTATCCAATTCGACTTTATGACATAGTTGGTTCGGCTAGTACTGTATTGAACTTTGACGAAAATGGCGGTCAAGATTTTTATATTAAAGTAACTGGCATTAATACAGCAGAACTTTATGAAGACATTGAGTTTACGACTGCTGTAAATACTCAAGGGTTAACAATTACAAGCAACGGTCGTATGCGTGGAGACTATGGTAATCAGATTTACTTTACTGTAGTAGTTAAGCCATTGCAACCAGCAATTGATTTTAAAACATCGAATACATCTATTGGAGATATAACAGCACACTTCAATCTTGGATGGTCTGAGATTAATCAATAATGGGAATGGGACTTCACTACCATCAAACGTTTAACAACTGGACAGACGAGAACGCGGCAACGCTTCAGTTTGGTAATCAAAAAGTTGCGTTTGATGGTTACTCAAGAATAATTTATATTGCATCAGGCGTCACCGATATAAATGCTAAAGAAGACATTTATGAAGCCTGGAAAGAATGGGTACTTGCGTCACCTGAACAAGGCACTGGAATGACATGGCCTAAAGCTTTAAGTGTGTTAGGTGGAGACCCAGTTACAGATGTTCAAAACGTTGGTACTACATTGTTCTTAGAGAACGGATGGAGAATTCAACCAGCAGCTTCTGGTGACGCGTATACATTAACAGTAGTCGGCAATTTATATACAAGAGAAACTGGAGAAAACCCATTTTTATTTGCTGAAGGTGTTTCTACTTCTCTTGTAAGATCTAACATCGTAGATTTAATTACGATTGAAGCAGCGTCTGTAGCGATTACACAGGCAGATATTGATGCAATTGTTGATTCTGTATGGGATGAGCAATTAGCTGATCATAGAGACACAGGTACTACAGGCAAAAAGCTTGGAAGGATTGCAACGAAAGTGCAGGATATTGCATTAAGATAGTAAAGTATTTTTTATATAAATAATGGAAAGGAGAATAAACTATGAGTGATATTACAGATTTTATTTCGGCTGCTCTAGACGATAAACCGTTAGCTGCACAACAAGCTTTCGACAATGCTATGGCAGATAGGCTAGACGCAGTAGTCGCACAACAATATCATAGTATAGCTTCAAACGTTTTTAATCCTGATTCTAATGTAACAGAAGATGATAACGAGTACATAGAATTAGAATCAGAAGAACAAATACAAGATACGGAATATTCCAATGAGTAAAGATCTATTACAAGATATCTTAGAAAAGATGAAAAAAGTCGAAGGCGGATATCTAGACCAAGATGAGAAGGGTCAAGGCGAACAAGACTTTATTGACAAGCATGTTGATAATGTCGATGTTACAGATGCGCCAGCGGTTAAAGCTCAAAAAGGCCATCCTCATGATGCAGGCAGTAAAGCTAAAATGGCTCCTCGTAAAAAGCATCGTAAAGGCTACGAGCCAGGAGAAGATGCAGAGGTTTATGAAAGCGATTTTGAAAATTCAGACTTATCTCAAATTCTAGAAAACGTTATTAGTAATGGTAGCGAAGAAGATCTAACAGCATTTATAAACGAAACAATTGACGAGTTCTTACAGACAGAAGCTTCACTTGAAGAGACCGCACTTTTAGAAGAGATGCTGTCAACAGAAGAAGGTTGTCAAGAATTTATCAATTGGATTTTCGAAGAAGACGAAGAAGACGAAGATTGCTGTGAAGCTTGTGGTAAAAAAGATTGTAAATGCAATGTTGAAACAAAAGATGGCAACGTTGATACTAACCCTAAAATTACAAAAAAAGAAGTAGACGAGGCTAGTTGTTCAAGCGGTGATTCTAAAGCAAAGAAAAAATATCGCAAAGAAGATATAGAACGCCACTCTGATTTTAAAATGATTAAGACAAAAACACCTGAAGGTAAAGTTATCTGGAAAAGGAACAGGCCAGAAACTGAAGTAAGCAAGAAGACTGACTAATGTCGCAATCGTATTATCCAGATGATTTTGGTTTAAACGTTTCAAGAGGTGTCGTAAAAGGCACCTCTCATGTGCATAAGTTTGGTGCTGTTCCATCTTTAGGTAATGGTGTTACTTCTACTGTTTGGGATGAAGGAACACTTTATCCGTGGAGTGCTTTTGATACTGCTAATACTGCGACAGTAACTGCTGCTGCTTCTACAGCTGATGATGGAAAAATAGTTACCGTCCAAGGATTGGATGATAATTATGAATTTGTACAAGAAGATATTGTAGTTTCTAATGCAGGCACTACTGGAACAGTAGAATTTAAAAGGATTAATAGAGCTTTTATAAGTACTGGCAGTGAAAATACTGACGATATAGACATAACTGTTAATGGAGATATCGTAGCACTTATACTTGCTGAACAAGCTCAAACGTTGATGTCTGTTTATACAGTACCTGCTAACTCAAAGTTGTATATGACAAAGTTATCAGCCTCATCTGATGCATCAGCTTCGCTATTCGTATATAAGAAATTTCCTGGTGAGGATGCATTTAGAATTGCACACACAGGGGAATTGTTTAGTGGAGTCTATGACTACGATTTTCAGTTTCCACTCGAGATAGGGGCAACCGCTGACATAGATCTTCGCGCGGCAAGTAAAGTAGGGTCTGGTAATGCCAGAATCACAACAGCGTTTTGCGCTTTATTAATAGAGGACGGGTTAGGATCATGATAGTTAAACCATTAAATGCAGAAGCGACCATTAGCGGACCAACAACTGTCGCTAATGCTGTTGTCGTAAGGTTATATGCAACCGCTGCAGGTGTTGTTACTAATATTGCTACTGGCGGATCTTTTTCAATGCCAACTGGTTCTATTGTTTTTCTAGAAAAATCACCAGCAGATACGATCAATGCTACTGGCACTATTGAAGCTGTTAGTGTAGCATACACCATATCGTAAGGACACAACAATGAAACTTATTACAGAAGTTACAGAAGCAGTTAAAATTCTTACTGAAGAAAAAGATGGTAAGAAAAACCTTTTTATCGAAGGTATTTTTCTTCAAGGAAATATCAAAAACCGAAATGGCCGACTCTACAATACTAACATACTTGATAGAGAAGTAAATCGTTATGTAAAAGAATCTGTTGAAAAAGGTCGCGCATATGGCGAGCTCGGTCACCCTGATGGACCAGGTGTCAATTTAGATCGTGTATCTCATATCATTACAGAACTTAAGCGTGAAGGAGATAACTTTATTGGTAAAGCCAAAATATCTTCTACTCCTATGGGTCAAATTGCAAGGGGCTTAATAGAAGACGGAGCACAACTCGGTGTTTCAAGCCGTGGTATGGGTTCTATTAAAGAAGGTAAAGATGGAATCATGGAAGTACAAGATGATTTCCATTTGGCGACTGCTGCTGATATCGTTGCGGATCCTTCAGCGCCAGATGCTTTTGTTAACGGGATTATGGAAGGAGTGGAATGGGTCTGGGATAATGGTAAACTTAATTCAAAATCTATAGAGGATATTGAAGAAGAGATCGAAGCTTCTGTTCGCCGTAATCAATTATCAGAGCAAAAGAAGATTGAAATATTCGAGAATTTTTTGAATAAAATCTCTAGAAATTAATTTATATAAATACTATATTAATAACGTAAAAAATTAGGAGTGCATCTAATGTCTGAAGAAAATACCGTTGAGGTAACCGATCAGGTTGATGTTGAAGTTGTTGAGTCTGCTGAAGACGTTACTGAGGCTTCGGCCGCAGCTGCATCGTTAAAGCCAACAGCATCTAAATCAGCAATGTTAAGCGACCTTATGTCTAAGGTTGCAGGTATGACAAAGCAAGATCTATCATCTTTCCTTGACAAGACTCTTGCTCAAGTTGGTAAAGAAGCTGATACTGTACCTGATACGTCAGGTAAGAACGCATCATCAGTTAGTAACTCAGGAGCTGGTGTTCCATCACCTCGTGTTGCTACCCCTGCGAAAGCTATGAAAGAAGACATGCAAGAACTGTTTTCTGGTAGTGAGCTTTCAGAAGAAGCTCAAACTCGTGTACTTACGATTTTTGAAGCAACTATCAATAATCGCGCTACCCTCATTGAAGCTGAACTCGAAGAGGCCTTTGCTGCTGAACTTGAAGAGCAAGTAGCTGCTTCTGTTTCTACACTTCATGAGCAAGTAGAACAGTATATGGACTACGTTACTGAGAAGTGGCTTGAAGCCAACGAAGTAGCACTTCGAAATAACATTAAAGTTGATGTTACAGAGAACTTTATCGACGGTCTAAAAAATCTTTTCTCAGAATCTTACGTAGATGTTCCTGAAGAAAAGAGTGACCTGGTTGAAGATCTAGTAGCTGTAGTTAACTCTCTTGAAGAAGCACTTGAAGCAGTTGAAGCTGAAAACGTTCAACTAAATAACGTTATGGCTGAAGCAACCCAAGAACTTGCATTTGATGAAGTTTCTGAAGGATTGGTACAAACACAATCTGAAAAACTGCGTCAATTGTCTGAAGGAATTGAGTATGGAAGCATTGATGAATATGTTGAAAAATTGAAGATCATTAAAGAACAGTATTTCACTGAGTCTGCAAAAGAGGAAGGACATACTGGTCTAATTAATGAAGAAGTTTCAGTTGGTTCTAATGATCAAGCTGAAGATAGTCCGTCTTATGTCTCTGAAGATGTTCGACATTATGTCCAGGCTATATCTAAAACTAACCGAAAATAACTTTTTTATAAATATAGATAAGTATATCCAAATAAAAATAGGAGCAACAAATGAATTTAAAAGAAGAAATTCAATCTAAGTGGGCCCCAGTGATTTCGCATCCGGATCTTCCAGAAATTACTGACTCACATCGTCGTTCTGTAACGGCTATGGTTCTTGAGAACACTGAAAAGGCACTTCGCGAGAATGCTGCTATCGGTGCTAATCAATCCATGTTGAACGAAGAGCCAACCAACGCTGTAACAAGCCAAGGTATGGGTTCTGGTTCAGCAGGTCCTATCCAAGGTTTTGATCCAATTCTGATCAGCCTTGTTCGTCGTGCTATGCCAAACCTGATGGCTTATGACATCTGTGGCGTTCAGCCCATGTCTGGTCCTACTGGTCTTATCTTCGCAATGCGTTCACAATATGCAGCTAACACTGCTAACCCTGCTGATCGTGATTCTTTCGAAGAAGCATTCTACAACGAAGCTGATACTGACTTCTCTGGTACTGGTGCTCACACTGGTGACTCACAAGCTGGAGCTGCAGGTACTGGTATGGCTACTGCTGATGCTGAGAAGCTTGGTGGAGCTGACGGTAACGCTTTCGGCGAGATGGCATTCACCATTGACAAAGTAACTGTTACTGCTAACACTCGTGCACTTAAAGCTGATTACTCGCTTGAACTTGCTCAAGACTTGAAAGCTGTACATGGTCTTGACGCTGAAGCTGAACTGAGCAACATTCTTGCTGCTGAGATTCTTGCTGAAATCAACCGTGAAGTCGTGCGTACTGTTAACCGTGTTGCTGTTCCTGGTTCACAAGATTCTACAACTGCTGTTGCTGGTACATTCAACCTTGACGTTGATGCTTCTGGTCGCTGGTCTGTTGAGAAGTTCAAGGGTCTTATGTTCCACATTGAACGTGAAGCTAACAAGGTTGCTAAAGACACTCGTCGTGGTAAGGCTAACATCATCATCTGTTCTTCTGACGTAGCTTCTGCTCTTCAGATGGCTGGTGTTCTTGATTACACGCCTGCTCTTAACAGCAACAACCTTGCTGTTGACGATACTGGTAACACTTTCGCTGGTGTTCTGAATGGTCGTTTCCGTGTATACATTGATCCATATGCTACTACTCAGTATATGAACATTGGCTACAAGGGTGCTGGTGCATTCGACGCTGGTATCTTCTACTGCCCATATGTACCTCTGCAAATGGTACGTGCGGTTGATCAAGATACCTTCCAGCCTAAGATTGGCTTCAAGACTCGCTACGGCATGGTTGCTAACCCATTCTCACAGGGTGCTACTAAGTCAGGTGATTGGGCAACTGGATCTGGCATCGATGCTAACTCCAACGTCTACTACCGTGCGAGCACTATTGCCAACTTGATGTAATAAAAAGATCCTTTATAAAGGACGTTTTATGGGGGGTCTTCGGACTCCCTTTTTTTTCATCAAAAAACGGGAAGTAAATTTATGAGTATTACAATTAGAATTAAAAACATACTCATTGCTATTGATCAACTTCTTTGGACTGTATTTACATTAGGCGGTGGCTATCCAGATGAAACTATTAGTAGTGCTATGTGGAGATACCAGCAAAAAGGTTATAAGTCAGCTGCTATAGCAAGGGCAGTAATAGATAAGATATTCTTTTGGGACCCTGATCACTGCTATATGAGTTTTTTAGTAGAAGAAAATAGAGGACATTTGCCACCAAGATGATACATACCGTTATACTCTACTTGATAATCACAACTGCACCTAACATGTATACAACAAAGCAGTATACAAACTATGAAATCTTTAGTACAATTCCTATTAAGGAATGTAGTGCTTATATAAAGATAAATAAGATGACAAATGAAAAAAGCATGGTTCATTACTGTAAACCAGAAGTATTGTATTCTTATATGACAGGTCAAGGTGATTTTGAAATCACGGTAAACGGAGTATACAAACTATGAATAAAAATATGTTATCCCCGGTTGGCTTTAATTTTCATATTAGAAAGCTTCCTGAGTTAAATTTCTTTGTACAATCAGTTAGTATTCCAGGTGTCAATCTTGGGTATACTGAACAGCCAAACCCATTCAAGAAGCTTCCAGTCTACGGAGATCATTGGGAATATAATGGTGAGTTAATTGTTTCATTTAAAATCAATGAAGATTTAGGCAATTATATTTCTATCTATGAATGGTTACAAAGCATTGCATTTCCTGATACATTCGAGCAATTCA